CCGGGAGGCGTCCACCGCCACCCCGGCCCGTGTGCGCAAGGCCTGTGAGGCGCTGCTGGCGCGCCTGGATCTGCAGCGCATCGTGCGGCAACTGACCGACGGCGCGATGTACGGCTTCCGCGTGGCGGAGATCATGTGGGCCCCGATGGACGGCCTGATCCAGCCGGCTGACCTGGTGGCCAAGCCCGGCGAGTGGTTCGGCTTCGATCCCGAGACGGCCGCGCTGAAGTTCCGCCCGCGCGGAAGCCTGCAGGGTGAGCTGGTGCCGGCGCGCAAGTTCATCGTGGTGGGCAGCATGCGCAGCTGGGAGAACCCCTACGGCGAGCCTGACCTGGCCAGCGTGTTCTGGCCGGTGACGTTCAAGCGCGGCGGGCTGAAGTTCTGGGTGCAGTTCGTGGAGAAGTACGGCATGCCCTGGGCCGTGGGCAAGCTGCCGCGCACCTCTACCCAGGAGGAGCACGACGCACTGGCTGACAAGCTCTCTGCAATGGTGCGCGACGCCATTGCCACCGTGCCCGATGACGCCAGCGTGGAGCTGCTGTCCATCAGCGGCAGCGCCAACAGCGACATGCACGAGCGCATGCTGAACTGGTGCAACGCCGAGATCTCGGTGGCGCTGCTGGGCAACAACCAAAGTGTGGAGGCCAACAGCAACCGGGCCAGCGCCACGGCCGCGCAGTCCGTAGAGGCGGCGCTGCGCGATGACGATGCGGCAATGGTGGCCGCCGGCATCAACGAGCTGCTGGCCCACTTTGTGGCCGTGAACTGGCCAGGCGCCACGCCGCCCGTGTTCGCCTTCTGGCAGACGGAGGAGATTGACGAGACGCTGGCCAAGCGCGACGAGACGCTGCGCAAGGCCGGGGCCACCTTCACTACGCAGTACTTCCTGCGCGCGTATAAGCTGCAGCCCGGCGACCTGGCCGACGCCGCCCCGCCTGGTGGTGTGCCGGGTGCGCCTGGTGCTGCACCTGGTGCACCAGGTGCGGCGGCCGGGGCTGACGCCACCCTGGCCAGCTTTGCCGAGGGCGCTGCAGCCGATGTGCCGGCTGACCAGGCCGCCATCGACGCCGCCATTGCGCGGCTGCCGGCCGACGAGATCCAGGCCGCGATGGCCAAGCTGCTGGCGCCCGCGCTGGCCGCCATCCAGGACGCCGCCACGCCAGAGCAGGTGCAGCAGGCCCTGGCCGAGGCCTGGCCCGACATGGATGCAAGCGCCCTTGAAACGCTCATGGAACAGGCTTACTTCGTGGCCGACGTGGTGGGGCGGGACAGCGCGGTGGGGAGTGAGCAGTGACCGATCCCGCGCGCCTTGCAGCGGGCCGCGAACTGCTGGCCCAGGTCCAGGCCAACGCAGCGCGCCTGCGCGACTGCCCCCGACACACCTTCGAGAGGCTGCCAGGCAGCCAGCCGCTGCGCCACCGCTACCGCTGCACCAACTGTGAGGGTGAGGTCGACGGCCACGCGCACTTCTGGTACGAGATCGGACGCGAGCACGGCAAGAAGGAAGCAGCGTGAGCATCCCCACCCCCGCCGTCACCACCGCCATCGGGCTGCCGCCTGAACAGGCCATTGCGCATCTGCAGGCCAAGGGTGCGCAGGTCACGGGGTCCTGGCGTGAGTGGCTGGACGGCCAGCACGCGCGGGCCTTCACCGTGGCCAACGTGGCCAAGCTGGAGGTGCTGCAGGACATCCAGGCCAGCCTGAAGGACGCCCTGGCCAAGGGCCAGACGCTGCAGCAGTGGCGGGACGGGCTGATTCCCACCCTGCAGCGCAAAGGCTGGTGGCAGCGAGAGGGCACCACGGCCGAGCTGCGCCAGGCCGGCCGCGTGGACGAGGCCAGCGGCGAGATCCGCAAGGGCCTGACGCCGCACCGTCTGCGCACCATCTTTGCCACCAACATGCAAAGCGCCTACATGGCCGGGCGCTACCAGCAGATGATCGAGCAGGTGGACGAGCGGCCGTTCTGGCAGTACGTGGCGGTGCTGGACAGCCGCACCCGCCCCGCCCACCGTGCGCTCAACGGCAAGGTGTTCAGATATGACGACGCCGCCTGGGGCACGGCGTTCCCGCCGAACGGTTTCAACTGCCGCTGCCGTGTGCGCGCCCTGAGCGAGCGCGATGTCAGGCGCGCGGGGGTGTCGGTGGAGTCCAGCCAGGGCAAGCTGCGCGAGGTGCGCGTGCCGCTCAAAGGCGGCGGCGAGGCCACGGGCACCCGGTATGTGGACGCCAGCCTGCCCGGTGGCGGCTTCACGCCAGACCCCGGCTTCAGCAGCAACCCCGGGCGGGACACCTGGCAGCCCCGGCTGCAGGGCATGGACGTGGCGCTGTCGCGGCAGTACGTGGAGACGGCCGTGGCCGGCCCGGCCTTCCGGCGCTTTGTGGAGCAGCCGGGGGCGGGCACCCTGTTTCCGGTGGCCGTGCTGCGTGAGGCTGACCGCGCAGCACTGCAGGCTGAGGCATCCGTCGCCTACCTCAGCGGCGATACCCTGGCCAAAAAGCAGAGCCAGCGTCCTGACCTGACGCTGGATGACTGGAAACTCATCCCTCAGATCGTGGACGAGGGCGAGGTCTACCGAGACAAAGACGGCTACACCTTGCTGTACCTGGCAACGCAGACCCAACGGTGGTGGCGCCTGGCGCTCAAGACAACCAAAGGACGCGATCAGCTTTTCGTCCAGTCGCTCGCGGGGGCCGGGGACGATACCCGCTTCCGGGCCAACCTTGCCAACAAGCAGGAGCGTCTTCGGTGAAGGGTGCCGGCACGGGGCATCTACTCCCCGCTAGAGCGCGCGCCTGATAGCGCTGCCTCGGACAGATTCCGACGCCGGCTTCCGCATCCTACTACCGCACCATGCCCATCATCGAAACCAGCATTGAGTACCGGCCCGTGATCGAGGCCCTGCGCCGCGCTGCCGGCGAGATGCGCAACACGGTGGCGCTGATGAAGTCAGTGGCCGGCACCATGCTGAACTCGGTGGAGGAGAACTTCGCCCAGGAGGGCCGCCCGAAGTGGGTGGACCTGCACCCCGGCACCAAGCTGGGCCTGGCCACGACGAACACAAAGCAGGGCCTTGTCATGCGCAAGGGCGGCTTGCAGGGCAAGATCCTGCAGCGCAGCGGCGGCCTGGCCGGCTCCATCAGCCAGCGCTGGTCGGCTTCTGAGGCCGTGGTGGGCAGCAACAAGGTGTATGCCGCCATCCACCAGTTCGGCGGGCGCACCAAGCCGCACGTCATCCGCGCCCGGAACAAGCGCGCCTTGTCCTTCGGCGGCATCGTGGTGCGGCAAGTCAATCACCCAGGCAGTAACATCCCGGCCCGGCCGTTCCTGCGCCTGACGCCGCGCGATCTGCGCGACATCGTCGAGGATGCCCAGGCCTTCCACGCCCGCGCCATTGCGCGCAACCAGGCCCGCGGCCCGTGACGCCCGGGCAGTGACGCCCGGGCAGTGACGCCCAGGCAGTGACGCCCAGGCAGTGACGCACGTCACCATGCCTTGAGCACCCCCGCCTCGCGACGATGCGAGGCATGCCATCCATCCACATTGCCAAGGCCGGAGCCCGCGCTGTCAGCGTTGAGGGCGTCGACCTGGAGTTCACCCCGGCCCTGCTGGCCGAGGTGGCGCAGACCTACAGCCCGCGCACGCATGAGGCGCCGCTGGTCATCGGCCACCCCAAGCTGACCGCGCCGGCCTACGGCTGGGTGCGCGGCCTGTCGTTTGCCGATGGCCACCTGGTGGCCGACGTGGACCCCCAGCCCGAGCTGGTGGGCTGGGTCAAGCAGCGCCTGTTCAGCAAAGTCTCCGCGCAGTTCTACCCGCCGGCCAGCCGCAACAACCCGACGCCGGGCAAGTGGCATCTGGCCCACATCGGTTTCCTGGGCGCCAACCCGCCCGCCATCAAGGGCCTGCCGGCCGTGAGCTTTGCCGATGGCGAAGAGCTGGCCACCGTGGAGCTGGATGCGGTGAGCTTTGGCGAACTGTCCGGCTACTTCGGCAGTTCGGTCACTCGGCTGCTGCGCCGCCTGCGCGATTGGCTGGTGGAGCGTGACGGCCTGGAGAAGGCCGATGCCGTGCTGCCCCAGTGGGAGCTGGACGGCCTGAGCGACACGGCGGCCGCGGCCAGCCAGCAAGAGACCGAGGAGCGCCGGCAGGAGGGCATGCAGGGCGCATCGTTTGCAGATCGGGCCCCAGACGTGTCTGGGGAACTTCACACCCCGATCGAATCCCGTTCCAACCACGCTGAAAGGACATCATCCGTGAGTGCTGAAACCCAGGCCGCTTTGGCGGCCGAAAAAGCCCGCGCCGACAGGGCCGAGGCCGAGCTGCAGGCGCTGCGCGGCGCCGAGGCGCAGCGCCAGGCGCAGGCGCGCCAGGCGGAGTGCGCCAGCTTTGCCGACAAGCTGATCGGCGAAGCCCGCTGGCCCGCCGGCGCACGCGATGTGCTGGTGGCCACCCTGGTGCACCTGGAGACGCCCGCTGGTGACAGCGTGGTGAGCTTCGGGGAAGGCGATGCCGCCCAGCCGCTGGCCAGCGTGCTGCGCACGCAACTGCTGGCCATGCCGGCCGCCGTGAGCTTTGCCGAGCACGCCCGCAACGGCGGCGCCCGCGAGATCGACCCCGTCGCGCTGGGACACAAGGCTGCCGCCCTGGTAGCCGATGAAGCCACCCGGGGCATCACCATCACCGCGGCCGAGGCCGTGGCCCGCATCCAGGAAGGAGCCTGAAGCATGTCATCCCCTCTGTACAAGCAATACGTCGCGCAAGCGGCGACC